TTTAATTTTTTCTGTGCATCATTAATTGTTTGTTGGTCTTTAATACGTTTGTATAAAGCTTGTATTTGTGCATCTTTATTTTCAACTATCTTGTTCCATTCTTCATTAGTTTTACTAACTATCATTGTTCCTCCCTATTTATTTATCCAATTGTTAGGAATAATTTTGTCAGCAAAAATAAAACCATGCTTGGTACACCAATCAGCGTAACTTGTTTTAGATCCTTTGTAGATTTTGTTTTTAGAATTACCAAATACAAATCTAATATCTAAACTTGGTTGTTGTTCTTTAACCAACAAATGTTTTTTCCTATCTTCTCTTTTAAAAAAACCTTTAATTTCAATTAACACTCCGTTATCTAATTCTATATCGGGTGTGTATTTGTGTTTAGTGGCGGGCTTGAAGTAGCATACAACACGTTGCTCGTACTTAAAACTAACATTCCTTTGTTTTAAATCGTTGATAACGGTTTCTTCAAGCCCACTACGATAACTAGAAGTCCGCTTCTTGCGAAACGGGTACTTCCTTTTTCCCACTAGGTACATTGGAAACTTTCTCTTTGCTAAAACCGTAGTCATAATCAGAAGATGAATTATCTCCATTTCCTTTAGGCTTTTCTGAAACAACATCAATTAGTTGTACTGCTTTTAATCTTAAAGCTACTCCAACTCCTTGTAAGTTATTTGCCCATGACACAGCTTGAAAGGCGATCTTCATTTTAGATCCACTAAAAACAGGTTGTTGTTCTGCAACTGTTTTATCAGAATTTAAAATCTTCGGTCTTTGCTCGAAGTCAGTTCCGTCTCTCATCGTGACTTTGGCTTTAAGTTTAAATTTAAACTCAATGCCACCACTTTTTAAAACCTTGTATTGATTATGGGGAGCTCTTTTGTCAGTATTTTCTTTTTCCTGACGTGCTTTCAGAGTTTCCTCGTATATCTTTACAAATGGTTTTGCGTCTTCGTCAGATAAAGTTAATTTAACTGAATAAACTCCATCTGGTTTTTCAAATTGATTATCCGCTACAAAAATGTATGGATAATTTGCTACACCGACAGGTGTCGTGTGTATATCTTTTTCATTTATCATATGTGTTTTTCCTCCAAGAGAGCCTCTATGTTTGTTATCCTTTGTGAGACATTATCGTAAGCGAGACTAATTACTCACAATAATGACCTTGAAAAGTTCCTTTACCACTATTTAAAAAATACCCATGACCTTTAGGATTATCCCAACTATGTGTTGCGTATTTATCTCTCCAAGTATCTGCGTAAGTATCGCACTCAACTAAAGTGTTAAATACTTTAGGTAATGTTGCTTGTATAACTGTACCGTTAAACATTAATAATAATAAAGTTAACTTCATTTTAGTTTTGGCATATCATCGAACTTTCTCCATTCGTAATATTTTTCTTTTGTGTTAGTTATAATGTTTAAAGATTTTCTATCTATTTTTTTAGGATAGACATAACCAAAGATACCTTTGTCTATTTCTTCATAGTCATACCCTGCACCTCTTTCAATACGGTTTGCAGTTCTTAAATCATCAGAATTAACTTCGTAAAGTTCTCCTTTGATACCATACTTTGAACCCTCTTTTCTCCAAATGTACGGATACCAAAATCCCGTCATCATAAAACCTTTAGTCTTGGTTATATAATCTCCAATCTTTTTACTTTTAGATAAAACATAGTTTAATCCGTAACCCTCTTTAAGAGTTCCATATACAAATAGTTTCATTGTTGCCCTTTCGTTTGTTTTTGTTATATAAATTATTAGTCTCGCTTTCGCAACTATTTAGCTAAAAAAATACTTACTGTTAGCTATTTCATTGATGTCCAAATTTCCTCGAGCAGGTGGTGGTTGTAAACGAGTTTTGAACTTCGAAGGCAGCTGGGATTCCCAATCTTTGTAAAGTATATCTAAATAGTCATCTTTAAATAAATCAATAACGACTTGTCTAATTATTTGATGCAATTGATCTATACGATTAGGATTAGTTGCAAAGCTATCGTGTACCATTAATAAATCATTAATAGGATTTTCTGCGTTCTTACAATACAACGCAACTCCTTGACATATAGCACCATCTAAACTGTGAACAATGTTAGGACTGACCGATGACGAGAATTTTCTAGAATCTTTACGATTTAGTTCTCGTCTATAAGTAGTGTAAACTAATGATCCACTAATTGCAGTTTTAACTTTAAATGGTATTAAATATCTATAGTCCATTTCCACAGGAAATCCCATAGGAGTTGTCCATTTCATAACTTGGTTTGCTTGTGCAAAAAGTTTAGCACAATCTTGAAACCACTTCATAAGTTTAGCTTCGGGGCTAATCTTTTGTTCCATTTTATCCCAAACAATTTTAGCTAACCAACGACAATCACTAAAACCATCATCTGACAAAACTTTCTTATCTGGATTAAATTCAATTGTACTTTTGTACTCATCAAATATTTGCTGTCTTGCACCATAGGGTTTAAGAGAATACACATAAGTCATTATATTTCTTTTTACTATTTTTTTAGTAATTCCAAACTCTAACCACCTATTAGCTTCTCTACTTCCTTGATTTGCTTTTACAGTTACATCATCATTAACTAATTTAGCAACTGTAGTATAAATACTTTTGGGTTTATCTGATGGAAGTACATTTACTTCTGAAGCAGTCACTTCATTTCTCATTAAAATTGAAAGAACCTGAAGTCCAGAACAAGTAGCGTCCATAGACACTGGTAAATTACACATATACCCCAGCCCTTGCTCGTTAAATCGTTTAAGATGTAAGCAAGTATTAAGAAATTCCATAGGTTTATCTGCGAAGTTCCAGCCCTTGTTATCCAGCGGGGCATCAGCGTAGCTTATAAACTCGTTAAGTTTTTCTTCTGTAAACCTATAACGATCATCAAAGGATACCTTGTCATTACCCCAAGTGTTTGAAGCGTGAACGTATAACCAATACTTTCCCGCCTCGTTAAGTGGTTCATGGTTTGCAAAACTAATTAACGACTTAATCTTTTGATCAGTCTGGTAGGTGATGGTAGTTCCCATACAATATAATCTACCTCGTTTATCAGAGAAGATTGCAAAGTATATTCTTTCAAATTCTAAATACTCAATAGCAAGATCTATTGCTACCAAAGTATTTAATACTTTTGAGGATCTGGCTACTTCGTCATTATAAACTCGGTTAAGATCACGTTTATATTTAATACGAAGTTCAAGTATTTCATCAACTTTTGGATCCCTGTAAATACCTTTAGGTTTACCTTTTTCATCAAGTAAACTTTCTCTGTCTGGAAACTTCCCTAATCTGAGGTTATTATCCCATATGTTTTTAAAGGTATCAAACATATCCTTATCAATTTTAAATGGTACGGATTGCAAATGATTAACTGCATCATAAAAATCTTTTAGCTTATTGTTATCTAACGTATGTAAATAAGTATAATCATGTGTTTTAATTAAAGGTTGTTTAGCTAAATACTCGTTATGAAATCCACCGTTAAAAGGAGTAGTGTACGGCTTAGGAGGTACTATCATCGCTTTGTAATATGGTGTAAGAACGCTACATTGAAACGAGTTATCTTTAATCTTTTGTTCTACTTCTGGCTTCAATACTAAATAGTTAACGGTTTTATCTTTACGTTCCCTGATGGGTTTTAACTGACACAATCCTGTGCTCTTAATACAAAGATCAATAAGTTTTAATCCAACTAAAGCTTGTTTTCTAATATCCCATTTATCAATCTGAACTTTGTACTTGCTCAGGGTATGAGCAAAAACTCGTTTACGGTGTTTGACATTACTTGTTCTTTTTAACAAATCTCTTAACACGACTGTGTGAAGGTGAGGTTCTTTTGCTTTGAAGATTATATTTTGTAGCTCAACTTCAATCATACTACCAATTTGTAGTGCAGTTTGGGCTAATGTTTTATGTGATGAAATACAATCAATTATTATTTTTAAAGTTATAAGTGAAATTTTTTTAGGATCATCAAGATCTTTTAACGGCTCACTTGCAGTATGTCTTCTACCTGCTGATTTGTATTCTGACTTTACAAACAGTTCTATTCTTTCAGCTAAAGGTATGAGCAATTGTTTCTGCACATAGACAAATGGTGGTGTTACACTATTTCGACCTTTATCTTGATTCTTTCTTTCTGACTTGTCATATCTCTCTTTTCCGAGTTTAATCCAAGTTCCCTCTCTAATTTGTTCTTGATCCTGTAGATTCGTATTCGTTGCTTCGTTTGTCATACTCGTTAACTACTCCTCAAATTGTTGGGTAAGAAAAACAAACAAAGTATTGCAAATCCTTGTATGTGGGTTCGATTCCCACCGTTGCCTCCAAAGTGTTGCAATACTTCATTTTCATTCTAGTTGTTATATACTTTGCTTATTGCGTCTTTAAGATCATCCTTTGTGGGATGATTGTATCGTTGTGTCATTCTAATATCTTTATGACCAACAATTTTCTGCACCACTTCGATACCGATCTTCTTCTTCAATAAACGTGTTATGCAAGTATGTCTTAACGAGTGCATAACAAAATCTTTCTCGTGTTCCATACCTAGTTTTTTTCTCATCGTTCTCCATGCGTGTTCGACTGCATGAATTGATAAAGGAAAAGGTTTCTCTAAACCCCGTTTCTTTCTCTTTGTAAGTATCTTCTCAACACCATCAAAGATAGGTACAAACCTATCGTCATTATTCTTTGTATCAATACAATGAATAAATCCATCTTTGATGTTGTCCCAAGTTAGATTTATAAGTTCACTAACTCGGCAACCCGTTAAGATTAAACACTCCCAAAGATCTGCTTCGTCATCTCTGTAATTTAAACGAGCCGTCATCAGTAATTTAGTTTCTAACTCCTTACTGACTACAAATTCTCGTTTATTGTTTTCAGTTTCATATTCAATTAGAGGTAATCCCCATTTGAATTGAAACCCTTTGACACCTCTTGCCCAAGTACAAAGCTTGGACAAGGCTGCCAACTTCCTGTTTACTGTACCATTCTTATACGACAATTCAGTTTTACAATGGTGTTTAAAATTTCTAACATCTTCTGTTGCTAGATCATTTAAATGATTTTCAAAGCCATAAAAAACTGCAAACACCTCAGCATTTTTAATACTGAGTACTCCGTTCTTTTGTCTTATCCAATCCATATCACTTACGCTTGTTATCGCTTGTCGTACTGTTATCCTAGTGTCGAGCATATCGTCTCCTATTTAATACCCCAACAATTTGAGTACCTTAGTTCTAACAGATTTTCCTTTTTCTGTTAATACTAAAGTTCTCTGTCGATAGTCTTCGGGGTTTATTTCTTGTTTTAATAGTTTTAGCCCTTTTCTATCTTTTCGTGTTTTAGCTACATCACAAAGGATATGCACACATCTAGAAACTCTAGATTTAGTCATGTTTGGGAAATAGCTTTTAATGTTTTCATTGTTTATTCCGTCTTGGAAACAAACCAATAAAAACACTGCATAACAACTAACATCGACTTTATCATCGATAGAATGAAACAATTTCATTAGTTCCAAACCTCGAGATAGACCTCTTAAATCAATATTTGTTTTTTTCATCGTTTCTACCCGTTTCTTGTTTTTTTAAAGTG